TACCGCGTCTGGGGGCTGGGGTCTACCCTTCGGGGGGCCTCTGCCCCACGCCCCGCACTCGCCGTGAGGCAGCTCCTGCGGCCAGGTAGGGCCGCAGGAGCTGCTGGGAGCGTGTTTGTGCCGTTAGCTGTCAAGCGGTATTCGTAAGCCTTCATAAAGGCTGCGCCTTTACAAAGCCTTACAAACCTTCCGCCTGACAGGTTCGCCGTGTGTGATGGGTCAGTCAAAAACAATTTCCAAATCATCATACTTTTGCACGAGAGCGGAAACCGCGTTCACAAATGCGGGGTCAAAAAGGTGCGCGTTATCCAATATCGTCTGCATTTGCGAGCGATGTGCCATCACGGCCAAATAGCACGGCTTGTCTTCCTGCGGGCGGTCATCGTCTATCGTAGCCGATACTGCGGAAAACACGATGTAATTGAAGAATCCCGAAAACCATAAAGCATTTCCTACATAATCATAATTCTCTGTACTCTCATAATTGAACATCACAACCTCACTGCGCCGACGGGGCATCTCCGAACTTCGTCACGTCCCCATATTTATCCCTGCCGTCAAGTGCCAGCACCTGCGGCGTTTCGGCCTGCGGCACAGCAGGCGGCGACTTGGCAGCCGTTCCGCCCGCATTTGCTGCGGCCTTGTACGGGTTATATATCCCGTTCTGCACGAAGTCAAGGCATAGGCCTTTGTCCATGCCCCGAATGGGTGTGCCTTGGTCTGTGTAGCATGTACAACGCCCCGAATTCTCAACACAAGCAACGGGGAAGGGCATGGTTACTATCTGCTCGTTGAGCGGCGCGTAGATGGGGGCTGTCCACGGCTTGCCGTCCTGTACGGGCTTGTAGTTGTCGGCTGACAGCTTCGGAATCGGCCTCTCCTCCGCCTGCGTGGGGTATCTGCCGCCGCCCGCCGCCTCCTCGCTTATCGCTAACGCTGCACGCTCGTCCGCTTGGGGCGGCTGTCCCGCCGCCACTGCGGCGGGGGCTTGGCCAGGTTCTTGCGTTAATTCCCCATACCTGCCCTTAAGATGGATAAACAGTGCGACGGTAATAATAATTGCCACAGGCAGAATATAAACCATGCGTGAGACCTTCCCGCCCAGCTTGGTGTGCTCCTCCGCGCTTTTGTACATGCCCATTGCGGCCTTCGGCAGTATATAGGGGCTGGCTACGGCCTCCGCTATATCCCTTCGCGCAGCGGGATTTTTTGCGCCGCCCGAGTTCCAGTACAACATGCGGCGGAAGCCTAATAGCGTCTTGCCTATGTGTCTGTGCTCGCCAACCAAATCGCGCACGTTGCTGTCAATAAGGCGGGGATTTTGGGTTAAAAGGTAGAAGTCAAGCCCCCTATGGCGGTGTGTTTCTAGTTCGGCCACATATGCGGGCACGTCTGCGCCGCTCCTGCGAGGTCGGAATACCTTTTGGCATTCGTCCACCACAATTATTGCGCCGGTGGGTGCCCAGTTCGGCCAGTCGTGCACCTGCTCCGCCGTTATCGGCTCATGCGGTATTTTTAACTCAGGGATACCGCACACATATAGCGGGCGGTCTTTAAGATGCTTATTTGTCATTAACTGGTTTACCAACCACAACGTCTTGCCGCTACCCGGCACGCCTGTAATCAACGATAGCATTATTATCCTTTCCTCATCAACAAGCCTAATTTGGTCGTACTCCGATAAGTAACGACAAACGAAATTGCACCGAACACCCAGTTCAGGGCGACGCCTACGCCTGCAATCAACATCAACTGCACCGCATCGGCAGGCAACCCGCCCCATGCGTCGAGGGCTGCCGCCATGAATCGGCGTTGTACGTAATCGAGCCCCGCGTACGTTATCGCGCCTATACCGAGCGAGGTTAAAAGTTTGCCCGCCGTGCTCATCAGCGCCGACGTAATCAGCATCCCTAAAGTACTATTAGCCATTTTGCACTTCCCCCCAAACCATGTATAAGGCCACCATCACGCCCGCGAGTATCACTATCGCGCGGATGCCCGCCGCGATGTCGCATAACGGCTTGTAACTAATCTCAACCGAGGTATTGAATACCCTCACGCTCTTAGGCTGCGGACACATGCCGTTGCTGGCAAATATATCGGCAGGGTTAAAACTTAGATTACGGGTTTCCTGCGGCAACTCAGGGTCTGTGTAATCAGTATTTCCCAAGTCGGCACAGGCTATATTGTTGGGGTTGGATTTGCAGATATCGGGCTTCTCGGCCTTGTCCGACTGCCCAGGGTTTGGCGCAGGCTGTGCAGTACCCGGATTGTTCGGGCTTTGGGTATTTGTCTGACTTTGGCCGCCGATAGGCTGCCTAGTAGGTGCTTGGGACGAGTGAGGTGCCAAGTCTGGACGAGATACAATGTTCGTGATGACGTTGCCGTTGTTGTTTACAATAAATTGCGTCTGCTGTGCCTGCTGGCCGTCTGCGGGCGTGTACGGCGCAGTCGTGAAGGTATTGGCCGCGTCGCCGCCCGTAACGTTTGTTTGAGTATTGCCCGCATTGATTAGGCCGCTGCCCCACATGGCGTTAAGCAGTGCGGTGATGGCGTCGGCGTTTGCCTGCTGGCTGTTGAGCAGGGCATCCAGCTTTTTATTCAAAATGGCCTCTATTTCCTGCTGGTTCAGCAATAAATCCCGTACGTCAAGATTAGGCCTGTTCTGATTACGCATCGCCTCCCTAATTTCGGGCGTAATTTGGTCGCCCATCAACGAAGACGTTTGGTAATAGTACCGCTCACCATAGCTTCCGCCCGTCGGCGGCGGGAGTATAAACATATCCTTGGATGCACCTTCAAAAACCAAACCGCCCTTTTCATCAAGGCTATAAGCTCCGAGCGGGACGGCTTCGCCAGCCGTAAAGTTCCCCTGCGCCCCAAGCAAGCGCCCTTCCTTCATCGGCACATAAAGGATTTCGCCAGTGTCGCGAAACTTAATGACAGAAACCCATTTCGTATTGTTTATATTGTCGTAAGCCTCACGCCTTGCTGCTTCGGCAGCTTCCGCCGCCGCCGCCGCATCACGGGCTTTCTTTTCTGCCGCGTCCCTTACCTCTTTCTGTATATCGCGCCCCTCGCGAGATGCCCAAAAGTTATCCCATAGGGAGCGAGCACCGCCGCCGATATTAAACACGTCAAATGCGGCCGCAGCATGAAACGCCGCGTCCCCGTAACGGCCTTCGCCAAGGTAGCCCGCCGCCTTTTGTGCGTTGGAAGAACCTAAAACGCTACCGGCTATCGAACCTGCCGCGTATGCCCCCGCAGCCTTGGAGAGCGTAGAAGAACCGGGGGTGCGGGTTTGGGTGTGAATTTGGCCGCCTGCGGAATTGCCGAAGTTGTCCCTAAAATTAACGTTAAGGGTTTTATTGCCGACATGGCCTCCTGCTGTGCGGGAAGAGCCGTTAAACTGTGGACGGCTTGACGGATTTAATTGATTACGAGCAGCATCCCAAGTCCCCCACGCTCCCTGCGTCTTTCCTACCAAACGTCCATTCTCATATCGCAAATACCCCGCCGTTGCCTCACTATGTACACTCGGCGGGGGCGCAGCCACATCAGCCATTGCCTGCCCGCTCAATGCCAGAGCAGATACACAAACGGCAAGCACATCAGCAAGCCGCTTAAAAATTCCTGATTCAAAATTCAATCCTTTCATTCGTCTTCTCCTTCCCTCGTCCCACCCGCCAGTCGGAACAGTCCGACTGCCTGCCTGATGACGAAGGCGATAAACATCAACGCCACGACCTCAACTCCGACCGTCAAACCGTCTTCGAAATCCTCCGACGGATTGCACGCTGGCAACGTCAGGGCTACTTTCTGGCCGCCATAATGCCAAACGGCACCCTGCTTCACTGGGTGCTGCAGGGTGCCGCTTTGGTCTATGGTCGGCACAACTTGACTCATCAGGTAATCGGTTGCTGCTTCCGCGCTTGTGAAGCACTGGCCGCCCACCCTATAGCCTGTAGTGCCGCCCATGATTAGCCCGCTTTGCTGAACAGCTTCAGGCCTGCGCGGAACACTACGCCGACTACGACGATGCCGACGACAACGCCGCCGATGGTGTACAGGTCGGCAGATGCGCCCGTTACGGCTTCGTTGCCTGTGATGGCTTCGGCCACTTTGCCCGCGAATGCTGCGGAGGTTGTACCTGCGGTTACGGCCAACAAGGCCAGTTTCTGTTTAATGTTCATGGTTTTACTCCATTGGTTAATTTGCGGCTTCAAAGGCAGCCGCCGCCCGTTAATCTTCGATTGCGTAGTAGCTCACATAGGCTTGGCCGTTATAGGCTCGCGCCGATAAATAGATTTCGGCCTCGACCACCTCGCCGCGCCGCTTGTTCTGCCATTTTTCGGGGTGCTTGATGCTGATTGGGTAGGTTGCCGTCAGGTTCTTACCCCTGACAAGCAGGTGTACTTCATGCTTGACAAAAGACGTTCCGTCTTTCTTGCGGATTTCGACCGCCCTCACGCGGTCAAACTCTCCAACTATGTGGAAGCCTTGGTTTAAGGGTTCGGTCTTTACTTCGCTCATAACTTGCCTTTCATGCATTCATGTTAAAATCTGGTCTCTATTCGAAAATGCCCATTTGCTGCCTAAATATTGCTTAATTATCTCGTTGTAGTTGTTTTGATTTATCGGTGTATATGGTCTTGTCGCGCTTGGTCTGTCTGTCAATTTAATCCGTAGGTATTCATCCAGTTTGTCAGCCCAAGCCTTTAGCTTTTTTCGCCAAGCCTCCGAGCCTTTGCTCAAAAACTGAAAATTGCTGGTCGCCCTTTTCCAAGTACCGTTTTTGTCTATGCTGGTCTGACAAAGGCGTACCCCTTTGTCTTCCGCTATGCGGGAATTGATGTGTTTACCGATGTACTTTGCGACATATCGGGCTAGGCCTTTGCTGTTTGTCTTCACCGGCAGCAGTTCGGCACGCCCGAAGCCGTACTTGGGCAGGTTCTCGCGCAGGCTTTCCCAATGGCGGCGGATATTGATGTTTGCACTCTTGTAATTTCGCGCGGCGATTTGCTTAAAGTTCAAGCCGCGCCGTATATCCTCCCTGCACGCAACAATCAGGTGATAGTGGATGCGCCCCGACTTGGTGCGCTCAATAACGCGTATGTAGTTTGAATAATGTTTTTTCAGGTAGTTAGTGCGCAGGCTGTTAAACCTCCTCTGCGCCTCTTTGGGGTCTGTTACGTGGTCGGCGAAGGTAAGGGTTAAAAAGCCGACATGCTCAATGCCGAAGTGTTCAATAAACCCCCTTACGTTCTGTTCCAGCGCGTAGGCACTCTTGCGATGACTGGTAGAGAATTCGTTAAATTCTTTTTGTTTTTCTTCACTCCTCGCTACAACGCGAGGGGGGACAATCGGCGATACCTTAGAGCCGCCGATTGAGTTATTACTATTCAGACAAGGAAGGCGAGCGGCAACCATTTCCCGATAATTCGCCTCGCGCATTGCCTGCCGCTGCTCCAGTGTTGCCGCCTTGATTTTGGACAT